TCGCCAACCAGAACAACATGCTAGTGCTCCTGGTAACCCACAACAAGGTCAGGATCAAGATTATAATCCAGCAAACGATAAGAAAATATTGAAGGATTCAACTTCATGGGCATCTGCGCTCGCGCATAGCGGAATGTATCCTCAAATGAATCAGCATGTATGATAATAAAAAAGGGAGCCGAAGCTCCCTTTTTCTTTACTTGTTAGCGAGCTTCTTAAAAAACTCGAGAGATTCATCATCGTCATCATCAGACGCATAATGAGCAGCTGGAGCTGCCTTAACAGCTTGTTCCTTAAACTTAGGAGCATCACCATCATTAGAATCATTCCAAGGAAGATCAGCTTCTGATGCACGCTTTGATGCAACATCACCACCACCCTGAAGAACCTTATTGAGACGAGTCTTCAATTCTTCATAGGATTTGAAGTTCTTAGCTTCGAGGAATTCCTGAAGAGAATGACCCTTCTTCCAAATTACCTCAAGCTCTTCGTCATCATTCTTCAAAGGAGCAGGTTCTGCGAACTCTGACTTATCATAGTTACGATAACCTTCGAGATTGCGAATCTTGAGCTTAAAGTTTGCACCAGCCCAAAGATCGAACGGATTAATTGCTTCCTCGTCAGCAAACTGAGGATTCATAGCCTCGTTGAGCTTGTCAAAGATTTTCTTACCATACTTGTAGAGGAAAACCTTACCTTCATTGTCTGGATTACCAGAATCCTGAACAACGTAGATATTGCTGATGAAGTGAAGGCGACGCTTCTGCTTACGAGCAATTTCCTTATTGGCTTCAACACCTGAGTTCCAGAGAGTAGAATTATACTCAGAAACAGGGTCCTGCTTACCAATTGTAGTCAAAGAGTTTTCAATGTACCAACCACCTGGACCCTGAAATCCGTGATCGAACATACGAATGAAAGGAACATCTTCATTTGGGGGAGCTGGGAGGAATCGGAAAACGGCGTAGCCATTGCCAGCCTTATCAACCGTAGGGGACCAGAAACGGTCATCGCCCTTCTTGCCCTCTTGAGTACCAGATACCTTAGTAAGTTCAGCTGTTAGAGCTTCGAGGGACTTCTTACCAGACATTGACTTGAGTTTTGAAAAATCCATTTTATTTCTCCGTGTATGACAATATATTACAGTGTATGATGAGCAACGTATAACGCTCAACATTATTTAGTGTACTACTATTCGCCAAATTTGTCAAGAAGTATATTTTTTATCTTCTCGCGATCATATTTGATGAATGGTCTGTACTTGATGATCTTCTTAGAAATTTCTTCCCAAATAGGATCATACTCCAACTTCTTGTTCCAATAAGACATACATCCTACTGTATCGACAAGAACTATTAGTGTTTCAATGCATATTTCCTTACGAAGGAAGAGCTTCAAAACAAAAGGATGAGAATTGTTTTCCATTTTAAAATTAGAGTCAAAATCTTCATTTAATTTTGACATTTCGCTTTTAAAGTTATATGTAAACGACTGATTACGTTTGGACCAATTCTGATACACGCTTTCAGCTGTTTGTGAATAAGCAATTTCCTTAATCCACAGCTTTTCGTTTTCTACGAGATTCGATAAGATGTAATTTACTACATCTGGGTGTTTTGCGACCTTCATAAAAAACAGTTTATCTTTTCTCTTTTCAAAAGAGTCAATAGACAAACGCAATTTACCTTGGTACTTAAAATAGTCGTATGATGGTTTTGTGAAATGGTTTTTTAGAGCCATATACTCTTTATAGCATTCAAACGCTGACAACAATTGGGTCCTTCTTTACTTTCTTCACAATTTTAAGTTGGCTTCTTTTAAATTTAAGATATAAGCCAATTTCACGCCCATGAGCTTCTATTTCCCATGGTTGATCCCAATAATCTATTTTAGAAAGATCGAAAACTGTTCCTTGCCATTTGGATTTATCAGATCTAAGATAATCTTTCAATTCCCCTTTTGCATATTGCTTAACATGTACAATTTCATGCGCCAGGGCGAGCAAAATGTTTTTTTTAGAAAGTTTAGAATCTACTGTTATTATAAAATCTTTAGATCTGTCGTTTTCAAATTCCCATTCGCAAAACGCATATGCTCTTGCTTTTTTAGGGAAATCTTCAAACACAATTTTAACATTTAAAGATTTAAACATCTTTTCTGTCAAAAGATATTTGCTGTAGAATTTTACAGCATCTTTGCATTCCTTGATAGGTATTTTAGATGGTTTTCCTGAAGTCTTTAAATGCAATTGTGAACTCCATCTTTTTTCAATATTTATATTGGAAGACGAGCGCCTCTTTTGAGAACATTTAAATTTTCTGCTTCAGCTTGAATTTTAGATTTCATAGCTGGATCTTTTTTAATCCAATAAGCTGCGGTCTCAACTTCCAGCTTATTTTTTTCACACCACATAACCACTGCGTCGATGTATTCTATGTTTTTAGTTCTACACAACTTTTCAATTTCGTCAATGAACAAATGATTATTCGATGCTATCATAATAAACTTTCTTTTAAGGAGAAGTGGCTGAGAAAATCCCAGCCACTTCTATAGATTAGAACTTGTAGTTCACACCAACAGTAGCACGATCTTCGGCTGAAGAATTAGTGCGATACTTTGATTCAATAGCGTCAATACGACGATAACGACCATCAAGTTCAAGGCTCTTAGTAAACGCATACTTCAAGCCACCGCCTACGTTATAAACTGAAAAATCAGCAGCTTGCGTATTCCACTTGTAACCAGCGCCTGCAAGCGCATATACAGTTACGTCAGTTCCTGGAACCTTATACTGTGGAACAGCATTTAGTGCTACCTGATTACCATAATTCCACTTGTGAGACACCTTAGCATCTGGACGAGTGAGATCATAAGAGCCTTCTACTGCGAAGAACGGAAGGACGTTCACGCCAGCGACAGCACCCGCTGAATATACGCGATTGCTATCCAAATTACCACCAATGTTACCACCAACATAGTACTGAGATTCAGTTGCAGTTGGAGCTACTGGTGCCTTCGTCTTGCTAGGAAGATCGGTTGCAGATGCAATAGCAGTTGCGCCCAAAAGAATAGCAAGAGTTGTGATTGTACGCTTCATATTTTTTCCCCTTTATTGTGGAAGTACTTAATATTTATAATAGACTATTACTAATCTATTACATTCTTTTTTGCTTCTTTTAACATCTTATATTTTAAGTTTTTCTTGCTACCCATAAGGTCGTAGAAAAACTTTAATGGACTAACGGTCTGTTTATATTCCTTTGCGTCCATCATCAACTCCATGTAACGAATCATCATAGGTGTAAGAACAAAATTCTTAAATATGATTTTTTCATCTGTATGGAACTTTATATATATCATCGGTTCTCCTTCTTTCACTGATATATCATCACGCTTCATATGAAAAGCGCATTCAATATATCTCGGCCACTTACCTATGTTAAATGTGGCAGGAATCGCGACAATATTGTCAGAAAAATCATTACTATCCAAATATGGTTGTGTTAATGATAATTCTAAATCATCAGAATTAGTAATAAACATATACTGATTGTTAAGAGTAATCAACCTCTCTTTTAATGATCGAATGTAAACGTATTCGTCAAAAAACTTCTGATCGTAATAATCGCTTTTAATCAGTTCGTTTTCGATACGCAAATTGTAGTCGAAAGGCGAATTAACAGAATATAAATTCGTTAAATGATTGCGATATGCAGGACAAAAGTTATACTGACCCTTTACATTATACTTATCCTTGAGAATATTTCTCACAGGAGTTGGAGCTTTATTTCTGATACCAACAAAATCTGGTGTTCTATTTGTATCGAATCTGTCGAAACGAACCCCTTTACACCAATAAACAGTAATCATAACAACTCCAAAAATGGTAGGCGTGCTAGGATTTGAACCTAGTCAAGAACACCCATCTGATGCTAAAGGGTTTATAAGACCCTCCCGTGTACCAACACCCACGCCCAAAATGGCGATCTCTATTGGATTCGAACCAATGACCCACAGCTTAGAAGGCTGTTGCTCTATCCTGCTGAGCTAAGAGACCTGAAACTGTTGGGGGATCAGAGCTCCCCCATGGCTCTTACTTCTTATCTGCGAATTCTTTAATTTGCTCTGCAAGAGCAAAAATATCTTCGCGAGTAGGATATTTAATTTGACTGATTTTATGCGCCCTAATTTTTATCTCATCATCATTATGAGATAAAAGGATTTGATCCATGTTAGACTTGTATTCTTCAACAAGGTAATCTCTTGCTGCATGAAAGTAGTTAAAGCGCATTTCGTATGGGTTTGCCATTTTAGTTCTCCTTTTGTGTGTTGTGCGATATTGCACTGT